TCTTTGTTTACTATATTTAGTACGGTACGTCTAACGTCATCTATCATTGGGATGCTTTTTACAAAGATAAATAAAAAAAGGCACTTAAACTAAGTGCCCTTTAATTTTTAAATTACCTAATACTATTATGCAATAGCTACAGAAGTAATCAATTGTTGTACTAACCCAACCATTGGTAAAGCTGGTACGATAATCGCATCAGGATTAGATGAAGAGCTATTAGCACTTGCCAAAGCATTAACAACTGCATAGTGAGATGCATAAGTAGCATCAGCAGTAGTAAATGTAATAGTAACGACATCAGCAGTAGCTACACCACCAAGCATAGTTAAAACTAAAGTTGATGTACTTGGCATTGTAATTAAATAATCTGCATTAGCCGAGATTAAAGCTTGTGGAAGTGCATTAGCAGCTCCAATTGTGAATTGTAAGAATTTTCTGTTCATTTTAAAATGTTTTAATTGTTAATAACAATGCAAATATACTAATTTTCTGAGAACTTATCGTCAAGGTATTTATATAAATCTAATCCCTCGTCAGACTGTAAATAAGAAGACAGTACATACAATGGATCTTCTCCAAATGGAATTGTCATTAATTTTTTCTTATTGTCCTTAAGGTTATAAAAAATTTCTTTCTTATTGTTTCGATATGATAGATATCCATCAGACACAGCTCTAGCAGCTATATTGTTCACCCTTAGTGATGGGTCATTAATAGCCTCCATAAAGTCTTGAGGGTATCGTTTTGCAAACATCATCACGTCTCTCTTTAATTCAGAGGTCTTCATTGAATCTATATTCGATCCCATCAGCAACCTTGCTACTGACTCAAGTGTAGAAACATCTAAGTCTCTTGCTGCTAACTGCGCATCAAGTTGGTCATACAACATCATCATGTCTTCCTGAGCATCCCTTTCATTGTCAAACTCATGAAACTCACCCCCATTCCCTGGATGATAATGTAAGAACTCTTGCAGAACAGGATTATTTTTTGGAACACTTAATACCCCATCCTCAAAAACAATAGGCTCCAAAATAACATTTGCGTCTTGTTCTTCTTGGAATGGTGAATTAGAATTTCTAGCATACCTAAGTGCGTGATTAGAGTTTGTCTCTTCGTTGTAATAAAGCAATCTCCTTCTTGGTGTGTCTTTTGATGCTATAAAATAGCTTAGTGGAGATGCTCCTCCTTTTAATAGATAGACCCTATCTTTAGGTTCTAATTTTACTCTTTTGATCTTTTCCATTATATATAATTTAAATTAAAATTTAAAATAAAGAGGGAGACACTGTGCCCCCCTCTGTATCAATTATTCTTATCCCTTGAAGATGAAGAAGTTATTTGCACCTAATGTACATAAAGCTCTTTCAGACAAGAAGTTAACCTCCATTGCATCTAATGAACTTGTTTGTGCACCACCTACTGAACCTGTGATCCAAGTCTTGTAACGTCTGTCTTCGGTCTCTGAAGCACGGTAACGAACGTGTAAGAATGGTCGACGAGCATTTTTACCTAACACTTGATCGTATACGCTCATTGTTCCAGCTGGAACCAATACGCCATTTACGACACCTCCAACTAAACCACCTCGAAGGGTAGCATCGTTTAAGTATTTCCAGTCAGTCTTGTAAAACTCATAACCTCTTCGGAATCCAGAGAAACCTAAGTTAAGTGCCATCTCTTCTGAGTTGTCGAACAATCCGTAAGAAGTTCCACCAGTTCCGTAAGAGTTTTGAGCAGCTAACATATCATCAATATCAAAAGAGAACTGACGATTTAAGAACAATGCATTCTCAGCGATAGCTCCTTGCTTGTCAAGACGTTGTACGATTGTATCAAAGTCCCCCAATGAAGATGGGGTGCCACCAGACCAAACGTTACCACGAGTCTCAATAGAATTGAACATACCATCTGTACCAGCAGCTGTTGTACCAGGACCTGAACCAGGAGCTGATTGTGCAGCAGGAGATAGTGCAGCCAAAGCGGCAGATGATGTAGCGGCAGGAACGCCCTCAACCATCGCCATCTCTAAATAGTCTTCAAAACGAAGACGAGTCTCATGCTCTGACTTGATGTACCATAAGTATCCAGCAGCACCATTTTCAGTAGTTACTTCGACCCATCCAACTTGTGCCATATCTGAACCAGATACAATGTACTTGTCCTTAATGATAATTGGTTTGTTACTAAAGAATTCATCTACAGCTTCGTTAGATCCATCCATACCAAGAGTCCCTTTTTGAAACTCAGAACCGTAAACAAATACAGTTACTAGAGAACCAGTAAATGGAGTAGATACGACATTATAATATGCAACGTCAAACGTACTTCCAGATACAGCTGTTATTAAAGCTTTTTCTGATTCAGATGCTATGCTTTCTGAAGAAATGAAGACAGTTTGTCCTACACGGAAGTTACAAATAGCAGATGCAGCCAAAGTAAATACTTGAGCTCCAGATGCTTCAGCAGCAAAAGTTACACCTGTATATTTTGTATGTAAACGACCTTGTTCTGCCCACTTAATCATGTCAGAGTTAGAAGGAAGTTCTGCACCTACCATACGTAAGAAAGATGCAATTGATCTATTACCGTAACGTTCGAATTCTTGCTCGTATGTATCAGGAAGATACTGACTTAAGAAATCAAAGTTTGTAATATAGTTTGTAGGCAATGTTGCCTTTACTGAGCTAGGTGTAATTTGTACACCTGGGCTCGTTGATAATGTACCAGCCATTTTTTTTTAGTTTTTAAATTGTTTAACGTTTTTTTATTACTAATCGGTTTCCACGTTCTTGATCTACAACTCTAACCTGCATTCCATTACTAGGAGCGTTTTGAGGTGTTTGTCTAGTCATGTCAATATTCTTTGATTCCCTAGATACACCATCAATTGCTTCTGATTTACCTTGCTCATAAAAGAACTTAGCAAACTTTTCTGGATTTGAGGCTACAGAAATAGCACGGTGAAAGGCTTCAGCATCTGCAAGGTATCCATCATTATTTAAGAACTTCGAAATGAAGCCACTTAAATCAATTTGTTCTTGCAATAAGGTTTTAGGTTCTGCTGGCTTATAAACTAACTTCTTGTTCTCAGAAATGTTAAACCCGAAACCTTCGAATTTATCTGAAAATAATTCATTTGTTTTGTCAGAGAAATACCTAGACCTCTTCTGTTGCTCTTCATCGTTAAGCGAGGAAGACTCTCTATTTTTCTTGTAAGCATCATAAGTATCTCTTTCGTCTTGTGGAACAAATGACTCCCTTGACTCAAGTGGAACCTTGTACTGTTCTTTCAATTCGTTAAAATACTTCTTAGCTTTAGCAAGCTCCTTTTTCTTTGCTATTTGTTTTTTCTTGATATCTTTTTCATCATCATAATCTGAGTCATATGAAAAATTACTTTCTATATCAAACTTAATATCTTCAGAGTCTAAATCTGTATTTTGACTCTTATAATATTCAAACAACAAAGAGTCTGGTTCTTCAGCATCATAGTCTTTACTCAACTGAATAAAGTCCTGGATGCTTCGTCCAGTTTCTTTTTTATATTTTAAAAAGGTAGACACATCTTCAGGTAACTCTTCGTTATCCCTACGTTGGTCTGCCAATTCATCTAATGATGTAATCTCTCGATTCCATCTTTTCCCAAGATATGAAAGAACTCTATTATCATCTAGATCTTCGGTAATATTCTCTTCTGTTGCTGTAGGAAATTCTACAACCTCTGTATTATTCGGTTCAGGTGTACCATTTAACTTCTCATCATGCTCCTTTAGCAATTGATTTTCAATTTCCGCAACACTTTTTTCTTCGAACTCTACTGCTCTTACTTTAAATTCTTCTTCCATTTTATTTGATTTAATTTATTACAAAGTTATAACTTTTTTTTATCTTTATTTTTATCTTTATTGCCTATGTTAATTGTATACTTTGCTCCTACATCAAAACTAAATGGATTTGATGACTCCTTACTAACAGATCCAGATAAATTTAAGTTATTATTTTTAATAGGGATATTAAACTCCCCACCAATACTTCCAAACTTATATCCTGGGGAAGCGCCTACCTGAGACTTTAAAGTAAGGTTATCTTTCTGTAGTGTTAATCCAGCAGATGAAGAGTAGTCATCAACATTGCTGTAGTGACCATATAAATCTGGAATCAGATTTAATTTTACTATCTTTTTAGTAGTAGTTACGGTTGTTCTATTTTTCATAATTATCTAGGACTAAATGATTCTAAGTCAAACCCATCAAGTGAGTCTTCATTACTCTCAAAGTTTAAAGGTGGTAAATTATTTTTTCTTTGGTTAATAAGGTCTGACTGTCTAGTCGCCTGTAAGTCAACCCTATTATCCTTTGCCTTTTCTTTTTCTTTCTCTCTATTCATCAATTGATCTGACTCCATACCCCTTAGTTGCATGTTATAGTCAAACTCTATAGCCATTAACTCTTTCTTTAGATCAGCCTCTGCTCTCAACTGTTGTATAGCATACTCAGCCTCAGCCTGCTTGATCTGTATCTTAGATTGAGATTCCATTTGAAACAATTGAGCCTTTTGTTCAGCCGCTGCCTGTTGAGTCTGCATGTTTGTCTGCATTTGCATCTGGTATTCCATCTGCTTATCTTGCTGCTGTTTCTCCATTCGCTTGCGTCTCTTAACCTTTAGCAACTCATTGCCAAGCTTAATGTTCTTGATGTTTCGTATGTCAATGGCATCCTCTAAGTCAATTGTCTGTTGCTGTAATGCTATCTGTATATTTGCCTCTAGATTAGCTCTTTGCTCTTCGTCTGGAGACAGCTCTATAAATATTCCAAAATCGTGTAGGTATAGATCTTTTATATCGTTCAATATAGATACATTGTACTTACCAATTTGCATAGCAAATTCTTCAGCAAAGTCAGAGTACTCTAGTATATCTGCAACCCTAATTGATATGCATGTAGCTAAACGCTTAGTTATATTAAGGCCAGCCTCTAGTATGTGTCTAGTCGCTACGTTAGAATTCATAGCAGCTAATTTCTGTACACCAACTAGTGCATCTGGATGAGGTGACGTACCGTCTCTAGCCTCATTGATACCAGTCACATCTCTAATCATATTTAGATAGTGGTTATAGTTACCAATAAGTGCGCCCATCTTTGCTTGACCACTGTTTGAGTTTAGTTCAGTAATCGGAACTCTAGCGTTATTAAAGTCACCATCTTGTGTGTAACTTCTACCAATAACACTACCAGTCTGGAAGTATAATTTAAGTGCATCCTCTGGATTGTATGCAGCACCAGTACCCAAGTCAACCTCATTGATACCATCTGCATCAATAAATACACCATCAGGAACAACTCTAGCCATAACCTGTTGAAGCTTAAGGTGAGTAAGTTGGATCTGATCAGCAAATGGGATCATTCGTCTAACTAAAGACTCCTTCATACCCTTGTACATCCTAGGTGCGTGCAATACATAGTTTGGTAGCGCCATCTGTGTTGCAGACTTAGGCCGAACCATGTTACGCATTAACTCCCACTTTAATAGAATATTTGAACCAGCTACAAGTATACCATCATACCATACGTCTCTAACTGCTTCAACTTTTTCAAACATCATACCCTCCTCAACTGGAGGATTGAATGATTCATCTTTTCTTATTACCTTCTCACCACCATTTTCTAGTATCTTCTTCTTCCACACAAAGTGTTTAGATGTCTTATAGTTAAAGTATAATAACGTAACAACTTCATTTTGAAATACATCGTCTTGATAACTTCTAATTATAGGGAAGTAACTAGTCCAAGCTGAACCAGCATTTTTAATTTCTGTTAGTTCTTCGTCCGTTAAGTTTGGATTTATCTTTAATAACTCAGTGTAGTGTACCTGCTTAGCCTCACCAAAGTAATAGCAATCAGAAAAGTCAGCCTTATCTGTATAGCTGTGTATTAAATTAGCTGGATCTACGTACTCAATATTAACCCCATCATTTGGTAGGAATGAATGTTTAACACACGCTATACCAATAGTAGTTAAGTCATAATCAACTAACTTTCTTGTATCTGAATAATCATTCATCTTAAGAAGCGTATCTATCGCAACCTCTTGTGCTATCTCTACACTTGGCTTATACTTTAACTGCATATATAATGACAACTCCTCATCATTCTCTGGCAATTCCTCTGGATCAACATTAAATGCGTCTATACCAAACTGTTCCTTGGTAAGAGTCAAAAAATCTTTTGCTACCATGTCAGACTCAATCATATCTTGAAATATGTTCTTCTTCTCGGCAGACATAACATCTTGAGACTCAGCCCTTATTTCGAATAGTCTGTCAGACATACCGTTAACTACGATATCTACGAACTTGGGGATGATAGGTATAGGAGTCCAGTCAAGGTTTAGCATAGACATGTCTCCATTTATAGCTAACTCGTCCTTATACTTCTGTACAGGCTGTTCACCCCTAGCGTATAGTCTAAGTCTATTAAACTCTCCACGCTGATCGTAAAACCGACATGAATTGTTTCTTCTTTTAAACCATTCACCCTCTATGGCCTTGCCAACATTTAGTCCGTATTTTTCAGTGCCCTTCTCTTCTTCCGTTGCCATTTGATTGGGGAACGGGTATTGATTGATTATAACTGGTGATTTATCCATTATTTTTTTATAATTTCGCTTCTTGTTCCACGATTATCGTATGTTACAAATTTAATACTTATTTTTGATTCTTTAGACTCTGGCACAAACATATATCTACGTGTAGCCATAATGGCCAAACCAGAGCTAATAGAAGCATCAAAATTAGTTCTATTATTAATATCAAATCTAGCCCAATCCTCAAGGGTTCTAGTAAAATACATAGAGCCCATATTGCTTGCATCTCTATACGTACCCTCTGTATCTAAACCAACATACTCCTCAATGTAAGATTCAATAGATGATGCGTGAGCCTGCTTTACGTCCTCAGATGAGTTAGGTATCCCACCTATCTCTAACTCTGTCTTAGATAGCTTGTTAAGGTGCTTGTCTGGCCTGTTCATTGAGTATCCCCTGTATCCCCTGTTCTTAAAATGATACAACAGCCTAGCCTTATTGTTTTCTGCCAGTATGGGCATGCCATAAAAAATACAAGCCATTAAAACATCCTCGAAGAATATCTCCGCTGTTTGTGGTCTGGCAACATACTCTAAAAAGAATTCGTTAGTCGGACCATTATTCATGTGAAACTTTGTCATACCGTGAAGTGCACCATTCGATCCACCTCCACCAACTACTCCAGATATGTCGTATGGGTCACACCCAAATGCACCCATGCCCTCATTACCTGGATATTTTTTTCCATTTCTAGTTATCACATTATTTCTTAGAGAAATCTCTGGCACCCAAGATACATTGAACCGTCCCTTTGGATCTGGAGTCCACACCACCTTTGAGTCCTTCTCACCATTTAACCAGTGGAAGTACCCCCTAGTCAGGAATCTCTCCTTTATCAAAGAGTCATTGTAGTCTACCTGTTGATATATCTTCGTCAAATTGAAGATAGACTGTTTGGACTCATCTCTAAAGGCATGAGACTCCGTTCTAGGAAATTGTCTATAAAACTCATTTAATGCATCAGCGTCAGACTTCAACGAAGATACTTCATTATTCCAATATGTAATAACGCTATTTGAAATTTTATTTCCGTCTATTCCTATCACTGCCTTAGATGGATCATCTAGCACAGGCCATCCATATTCATCGATATACCCCTCATAGTTCCACTCCATCGGAATGAATAAAGAGTATAGTCCGCTCTTTGTTTGTCCGTTTGCAGATCTATTCTTTGGGTCGCTATCGTTATAAAGCTTCTTGAAGTTGTCACCACCCTTTGATAGTGCGTTAGATGTTGAACCCATCATACACTTACCTATAATCCTGCTACCCAATCGTAGACAAGTCTTTGTTACTCGCCAGTTATTTAAAATATTTTCAGGCTTGAGCCACTTACCAGATTCGTCATGGACAAGTAGCAACAACTTCTCACCGTCATAGCTATTGTCAGCTGTATTCTTCCAGTCAATTGTAGTGTCGAGCCCGTCTATGTCGTTGTTCTTCTCCTCGTCAATATTTTTTCTTGTAATTTTGCTGGCTGGAACTCTAAATGATAGCTCTGTCTTTGGATTGTCCATACCGTCCTGCACAGGCTTGAAGAAGAAGGGATAGTTTCTTACTATTGGTACCACCTTATCGGTAAACATCTTCTTGGCATCATTACCAGTCTTTGAGAGTATGCCTATCCTAGAGTCACGAACAATCGTGCCAGTATTACACACCTCTCCAGATGACATGAATGAAAATCCAGAACGCCTGTTCTTTAAGTAGCATATACCAAACGCTCTGACATCAGCCTTGCAAGCCTCCCAAAATATATAGAATATCCTATTTGATTCACGAAAGTCTGGCAGACCTATATCTATCTTGGTCCACTGTAGGTACATGTAGTGCGTGCCCGTTATGTATGTCTTCTTATTGTTGTTCATAAACCAATAGCCAGAGTCACGTCTATCAAACTCTCTCTCTATATAGTCTATGTACTGAGACTTAAACTTATTGTCTCTTCTATTCCAATCAAATATTGTCTTTATCCTTAATAAGTCCTTGTCGTACTCATGTGGGGACCATCTATTTTTTGTATTATCAACCTCTGATGGAGCTGGTGGTAGTGCGATCTTAAGGCTATTTATTTCGTATATCTCACCTATCGTTCCATCCTTAGATATAACTATTACATCGTAGTCACTGTTATACCCATAGGCCCAACTCTTGAACTTGTTCTTTGTAGATACCACACCCTTTGGAATGTAGTCTGTAATTACACTATATAGCCTATTTTCCATTCTTTATCTTAGCCCTTCCCTCGGCAAAACCCTGCATGCTTATGTCCTTAACTGGTACGTCATTCTCTCTGTTCTCCTCCTCCTCTATCTTGTACAACATAGACAAGGCATCCTCAAAGGCTAACCTCTTTGACGCAGCAGCATTCTTCAACTTATCAGCCGATAGGTCGTCCTCAGCGTGAGTTATTATAGGAGACTTAAGCACCTTTATAAGCTCATCAATTGCCGCCTTACCAGCCTCTAGTATCTCTATTTTTTTAGACATATGTTCTTATTAAACATCCTGTAAAGAACCTCTCCATCTATCTTGAACTCGTACTCGCTCTCTGGTGTGAATGACACAATATCCCCAACCTCTGCCGAAGTGAAGTCATCGTTCTTGTATACTATCTCACCCCAAAGTTCTTCAAACCTACCTAGGTTAGTAAACATCTTATCCTCAGAGTCGATTGGCTTTATAAATAGAAATGGTGGTGTAGCCTTCCAGTCTTCAGTGCCCCTCTTGTATAAGTACATCTGTTCTGGCTCTATAATAAAATAGTCATCAACAAGGTGATGCCAGCTAGACTTCTGTCTACCCTTCATGTCATGGTAAAACTTAAACACGTTATGGTGAACAACTACTAAGTCTCCTGGTAGTACAGGACCGTCATAGTATATAGGTACAGACTCAACTATAGCGAATCTATTAGACACAGTATGATCGTCTTGAGAAGAACTTATGATGAAGCTTATGTCACCATACGTCCTTAAGTTATCATACCGTCTCCCATCAAATGGTTTGATGATAAAACAGTAGGGTGACTTCATTAAAAATCAATTTTAAATTCTATTGAAATTGGCATTGTGTTGGAGAACTGCTTCCACTTTATTATCTCTCCGTCCTTAATTATCCATATACATATAGACCCGTCTTTTTCTGACAGTATAGACTCAATTCTATACGTCCTATCTAAGACCTCCTGTCCAACCACGTAGTGCATGCACTTCATGTAGTCTGGACCTATAGATATTTTTCTAATTATATTCACCTGTTTGAAGATTAATCTTGATGTCTGCACCGTACTTTGCAATCAGTTCATCCTGAAAAGATGAAAGATCATACGCAGATGTTTCTAGATTAGCGATAGTAGAGATTTTCTGACTCTTTAAACGAGAGAATGTTACCTCGATGTCAGCTATTTGAAATTTTAAGTCCTTGTAAGACTGGTTTAAAGACCTAAGTTTATCTAACTCTTCGTCTGAGATTTTTTTATCTTCCATTTTATTTAATTTAATTTGTTACAAATATAGTAAAAATTCGTTACATAGATATATACCATGCAGTAGTAGCATTGTCGTACTGAAGACAAATAGGTGTATTTGCTGACAATGTAGGAGGTGCTATACCTAATATACCTACTGCTCCAGGAGTGATCCACGTTGTAACTAGACGTGTAGCAGTAGACATAATGACATACTTAGCTCCG